CTCCCAAGCTAGTTCAACGACCTCGAGACGATCGAGGTCGTTAGCAGAATTGGATGACAACAACATCATACCGATTCCTTACGATTTGGGCCCGGAGAGAGATCTCAAGGTCAAAATAAATTACACTGATCCGTGGAAAGCACACGGGTTAGTGCAATGGCAACATCAGGTAGGTAAGAAGCCTACTAAGTTGATCACGTGGAACGCAGATATCTTGAGGATATCTGATCCACTACCGCCGTCATACCTAGGTAAGCGGTGGACTTCTAAATCTAAAAATACCATTAGATTTCAGAAAATAAAGGATCCAGGGATTAAAATCTATATCCTTTTATATCAAACTCATTGGGGACAAGCCCTAATGAAGTTGAGAGCCGGCGAATGTCCTTCGAGGAGGAGATGGGCCGAAACACTTATTAAAAGAATTAAATCTTTTATTAAGGGTGAGCGAGATCCGATCTATTCAGAAAAGGTCTCGAAAATACTTGGAAGGAAGGATGACCCTTCTTCCCAGGGATCACGGGCTACAAGGTTCATGGAACTCTTGAAGACCGTTGATGGTATTTTCACAGAACGCTATCTGTGTCATACCAACGAGTCGTGGACATGGCATAAATATGATATGTACACGCTATGGAATATCAATTGGTTATTAACCGATGAATTCTTCGACGGCGATATTTCAGAACAAGAAATAAAGCTGACAACATCCTATGAGCTTTTGAAAAAGCTCCGAGGAGACCTGAAGTACATGGGGCATGTCCAATGTACTGCAGAAAAACTAGAGGAGTACGGAAAAACCGTCCCCTACTGGTTGCGCTCCTATTACTTAGTATTCCTGAGTATTAGGCGCGATGATAACTTAGCTTACATAACTAACGTAAACTATATATCACAAACAAGAGGATGCGGAACACCACCGCCTCTTGTTAATCTTAAGTCTAAGATAAAGTTTCTTAGAACTATAAGTAGTGAACCTGAACCGAATTCAGCGATTCGAAATAGGTTCATTAAGAAGGCCGTGGATGAAGTAATGTCCACAGTGCCCTCTCATCATTTTACAGGATTATCGACGAAAGCGAAAATCTCTGTAACATCTGCCGCAACTTTCGAAAACCTTAAGAAAGAATACGGTACAATCCAGTCAATACAAGATTTGTTATTGAATGGAGTTACTGGAATCCCGGCAAAAATTATTGACCTGGATACCGGAAGGTTCGTCGGCACAGTAAACCTGACTGAAGAACCTGCAACCTACATATTCTGGAGATGTCTAGAATTTGTGATGGCGACACCATTGGACGATTTGAAAATCGCTTACGTCACAATGGTCAAGGAGCCTGGTAAGGCAAGGACCGTTACCAAGGCTCGAGCTTGCTTAAAAGTCGTACTCGACGTTGTAAGCAAGATATGTGCTTACCCTTTGGGAAAGGGAATCACTAGTTCAACCTCTGGTATGAAACGTTCAAATCAGGGTTGGAATTTCTTTAAAGATATGCATAATGAAAATCTTAAAGAACTCGTCTATGGAGTATCGACCAGATCCATCATAGAAGAAACTATGGACTCCACCGTGGTGGAGGAGTCCTATAGACCGCTCTTCGCGTCAAGTACTGATTACGAAGAGGCAACGGATTCTTTTGACCACAACGTGGCAAAGATTCTCGGTAACTCCTGGATGATCCAATGCGGAATACCCAGGATACTACGTGGAATTGTCAATGCGACATGCTACAGTTCCCGTAAGGTTGTGTTTACCTCGAAAGGAGTATTAAACACAATAGGCAACAAACACTCAGAAACAGAGCGTTATGTTGTGTTAAGGAAAGGAGTACTCATGGGAGACCCCTTAACTAAAGTAGTCTTACACTTACTAAATGCAAGTATAAGACTCTCGGCAAAGAATATAAACAATTATAACTTTGTACGATCAATCTCCAATAGAGGTCAATCTATTGTGAGAGCAGGTGAGCAGTTTGCATCACCTTAAATTGTAAGTACCGTCAAGGTATTACAATTTCTAACTTTCGGCTAGCACGCAGCTAGACCTACT